TGGCGAGGGTTCTCACAATTCCTCTTGCGCGGTTTGCAGAAAGTCAAAGGCGAATGGTCGCTGATCTGTACGACGCACAATTTGCTCAAACTCTGGAGAGCCGGCGGAATGTCTCTTGTGAAGCCACCGAGCCGTTGTTGGGCTGCCGGATGAACCAACAGTAAAGAAACAAAGACTCCCACGAACTCTTAAGTGGGGTTCACAGGGAGAAAACGGAAATCTCATGCGCTCAAAATTCATCTCTGTGTTTACAAAATCTTTATGCCGGACAGGCTCCTAGCTGAAAAGAAGGAAAGAAAGATGGAATTAGCTAGATTCGCGCTACCTATAAATTATGGTGTTTAAAGTAAGGGCGAGGGGGATGCTAAATTTATTGTTCTCGCCTGTAATAACTCCAAGAATTTTTTAGAGGAGCTTAGGAATTCTATTTATACGCTTCATGTAGTGGTGAAACATGATGGTTGGTTTACAGGGCGCGATTCTGTTTTATGCAAAGGGTCAAGAAAGGCTATTATCAAGATGGAGGAGAAAAAATGAAAGCAGAAATCTTTTTTTATACGGCTTTAGGTTCAACCGTAGTAGAGGTAAGAGTTTTTGACGATGGAAAATTAAGTGAGTTAAGTATTTTACGTGAGGCCGCCCATGAGCTTGAAAGGGAGATAATGCGCCGTGAACGGTATAATATTAACCGTTATCCTTCTAGGTAATTTACGGATAACGGCATATCGGGCCATCCCCTCACAAACTAAGCCTAAAGATTGTGACTGGACGGCTATAGGAGATCGTACGACGGAATTTGGGTGTGCTGTAAGTCAAGATTTATTGCAGTCAGGGAAGATTCATTATGGGGATATTATTTATATAGAACAAAATGGGTTTAGGGTAGTAAATGATTGTATGAATAAAAGATTAAAAAATAGTATAGATTTATTTGTTTTAAGTTATCAAGAAGAAAAAAGAATAGGGATTAAATCTCAAAGAGTTTGGCTTATTAAAATTAGAGGAGTAATAAAATGCGACAAAGAATTGTTAAACCACAAAAAACAGGGGTTATTTTCCGAGAAAAATATAAAAATAGTTCTGGGGATGGTAATAGTCCTTATTGGAATTGGATCAATAATCACAATATTGTAAAATATAAAAATAATGCCGAGTGGGAACCCTCTCAGGCAAACCCCGATATGCTATCTGATTTAAAATCTTCTGATCCATCGCTTATTTTAGAACAGCGAGAAAAGGTGACACAAATAAATAATTTAATGACGAAACTTAGTTTTAAAGAACATCAAGTCATATGGTTATTAATTGAGGGTAAAACCCAACTTGAAACAGCTGCAGAATTAAGGATTTCCCGAAGTGCTGTAAGAGTCTATTTAAATCGAGCAAAAAAGAAGTTAAAAGGTGTCACCAATTTCTTGTAAAAGAGTATAATAAGTGCCGGGAGTTTATTAATTATGAAATTAGTTAAAAAATCAAATTTAGATAAATTATTAAATAGTAATGTAGGAATGATGTTATTATTAATAAATCTTATTGGTATGCTTTGGTATGTAGTTCTTATTAATCATCCCCTTCCTCAGGGATTTTCTACAGTAATTCTTGGTATATGGGGGAGTAAGACTGTGCATGGAGTGTTAGTAAATCACGTTAAAATAGGAAAGAATTAAAATGAAACTTAAATATAAGTTGTTAGTTACCGGAACTATCTTTATAACCCTATTTAGCGTATTTAAATATTATAAGCATCAATCTCAAAAACTTCGGGATATGTCTATGCCAGTGTTAACAGGAAATGAAAGAGAAAAGCTCATTATTAATAATGCGACTCATACAATTACTAAAACTACCTTTGTAAATAATATTAATAGTTTAAAAACGGGAACTTTACCCTCGCAAGTGACTCAAGTAATTTCAAACACAGCGAGAACGACGATTATTACTGAGGATGTTAGGGGAAACTTATCTATTTATAATCCTTCAAGCGGATTTCTATTTGAGCCAGGTCTTTGTTTATTTTACTCTACGGACTTTAAAGTAGGTTTAGATTTTCAATGGTTTTATTTTAAGAGATTTGGATTATTTAGTGGATTTGGGGTGAACCCCCGCACTAAAAATGGGGACGGATACGTAAGTTTAGGATATACACTTCCCTTTAGTAAATTTGATAATACTTCTATTTATTGCGGGTATTCAGCGAAGCAAAGTATAATTTTAGGGTGTAGAGTGAAATTTTAATGGAGATAAGTATGCCTAGTGTAAGTCGAGAAAAATCTGCTAAAAAGGTTCATACTAAATTTAAAGTAGGGGATATTGTTTATAAATTAGATAAAGATAATGCATTGTATTTAATTTCAAGAATTTATGAATATGAATTTAAAACGTCTGACGGAGAAATAATAGATGGAGAAATGATTAATTTAACTACGGGACGTGTGGAAGAAATTTTATCTAAATTTATAAATTATGCTTCCTCAAAAGAAATTACAGATAGATTGAATGAAGTGAAACAAAAAAGACTAGAGTATAGGCTATCAAATTGGTTACAGGAAAAAGAAATCGTAGAAACAAAAGTTGATATCACTATTTCTAAAAATAATTTCTTTTTTTCGTATGAGTTTACAATTAAGGCACATTCTTTAGGAATTATTGATTGTAATACTGAATTTAGACGATTAAATGATAATAATAATTTAGAAGTAATGAAAAAATTTCGAGATGATATTAATCAAACATATGGTAAATATAGCCTCAAAGATTTACATTTTCCTGTACTTGCGGTTTATTTTCCTGAATATGATATATATTCAATGCTAGATAGCGATAAACTTCAACCTAAAGTATTTGATGAAAATATTGATAAAAAAATTTTATTACCGGCCAATTATTGTTCAAAGATTTTAGGAATTATTCATCGGGTTCTTAATCCACAAATGCATGAAAATATTTATCATACCCTAGGTTTGGAGAATATTTGCTCAAAAGGAAAGGGAGCAATATTTCTTCTTTACGGCCCTCCCGGAACAGGAAAAACCTTTACTGCAGAAGTAATAGCTGAAAAAATTAGACGTCCATTAATTAAAATAAACATTCCGGGACTTATGAATTCTAAAGAATTAATAAATACACTTAAACTAAGTTTTGAAAAAGCCAAACAATTTAATGCGGTATTATTACTTGATGAAGTTGATGTATTTATTCAAAGACGCGGTACTCACCCTCTGTTTGATGATAATACTGCTGTATTTTTGAGGGAACTTGAATACTACGACGGAGTATTATTTCTTACAACCAATTTAGTAAATATGATTGATCCAGCTATTTTTTCTAGGGTTCATGCTTGTTTAGAATATTCTATTCAAAATAACCAAACTCGTAAAGATATTTGGAAAACTTTACTTCATAATTCAATACTTAATTATGTAGTGGGAACCCCTACCCAGCAAAATGATATGTTTAATGAACTCTCAGAAATTAATATTAATGGTAGAGAAATTAAAACTGCTATACAAAATGCCGTGACTAGGGCAGTAGCGTCTCTAAATACTGCAGAGATTCCTAGTATTAGATGGATTCCCAAGTCATATTTTATTGAAGAAGCGAAAGAAATAGAACAATCAAGGGAGGATTTAAAAGGTGTCAATTAAAGAGGAGTTACCTAAAGGAGTTTGTAATAAATGCGGTATGCCTAGAATGACACGAGAAGGTCAAGTCATATGCCCTAATTGTGATACTTTAGGAGGAGACTCAAAGCTTTTAAATGATGTAAAAGACCCAGGAGAAGCGGGATTTAAAAAAGTTACAAATAGTAAAGGATTCGATGAAATGCTACCTTTGTCAATGCCGTTTAGTAATTCTATTAGTGTCACAGATTTTAATAATATTAATACTCCAATAATGAATCAAGAAGTTAGTTTAGAAAGTCAAGAGGTTAAAAAATTATCGGGTTATAACTATATTATACAAGAAATAAATTTTATGCCGATGCCTTCGAATATGAAAGATATAAAAAAATTACTTAAAATAAAACAATTACTACAGGAGTTAAATAATAAAGAACTTTAATAACAGGGTATTAAATTTTTTATTAAATAGCCCTACTAATTTCAATGCATTAGAGTCTCAAGAATCAAAAGAGAAGTATAGGTCTTTTATTAAAATAGGAGAAAAATATGCCGAATCCAGCATCGTTGAGTTTAGAGCAAGTAAAAACTAAGTTTGTAAATAGCGATCCCAAATACCCTAAATATAATAATGGGGCGATATTAAGTGATAATGAAAAATGGTATAATGTCAGTAAAGAAGTTAGTATAGAGCAATTTGTTACAGGGGGGGTATATGATGTTGAAGTAGAAACTAATAGTCTTGGTTATAAAACGATTGTAAAGGTGTTAAAATCCGATAAATCAAATGTTATAAAAGAACATAAAGGTGTTAAAACTTCTGCTGTTTCTGAGGAAACGGCGGAAAGAATTAAACGACAAGGTGCTATTCAAACGGCTACGTTAGCGGTGCTACAATCGCCTCATTTGACAGTCAAAGACCTGAATCAAGCCAAAGAATTTATTGTGGAATTGGCTGATTTTCAGGTAAATTACGTTGAAACTAAGAAAAAAGCGTAAAGCCTATCATAGGTTAGAATGGCGTATTAAAAACTGGGAAAATCTTCATGGAGATTGTTTTCGTAAACATGGCACTAAAGGATACCGAAAGCCAGGGTCTTTAAAATCTTAAGAGGGTTTATTGTGTTAGAAAGCCTTGATTATACAAAAACGTATAAACTTCAGAAAGATGATAAGTATAGGTATCTTTTGAATAATAAGCCTATAGTAGGCGTAACAACTGCTATTAAACAAGGATATCCCAAAAGTGACAGACTATTACGTTGGCAGATTGCTCAAGGAATTAAAGAGTATGAGACGGGAGAAAAAGTAAAGGCCGCCGCTTCTATTGGTCGTAGCTTACACGCTTATGCTGAGGCTAAAACATTACAACGCTATAATGATGTAAATGTAATTGTAGCGGCAGCTGATTCTCATGTTGATAGAGTAAAAATATTAAATACAATGACTCAGTTTGATAAATGGTATGAAAAAAATAAACCAGATGAAATATTAATGACAGAAGGAATATTATGTTCATGGCAATATAGATTCGCTGGCACCCTTGATTTACTTGTTAAAACGAAAAATAAAGTTATTTTAAGGGACTATAAAACTACTTCTGGGATATATGCGACACATTGGATTCAATTAGCCCTATATATGCAAGGACTGAAAGAATGGTATAATATTAAAGTTAATGAAATCGAGGTAGTACAATTCAGTAAAGAAGGACAGGTAAATACTCAAAAGATTAGTGATAAAAAAATAATAAAAGTATTTAAAGATCAAGGATTAAGGGCGGTAGAAACATATTATTTTAGAGAAAAATATGATGATTGATTCAAATAAAAAGGAAGCTATTATTGAATTACTAAAAAAAGGATATAATATTATTCCCTTAAAGGGGGGAAATGATATAACTTCAGTTGATTATAAAAAGCCTTTAATTAATTGGAGTAAATATCAGACTCGAATAAGCACCTTATCAGAAGTACATTTATGGGAAACTAATGTTTTTGGTATAGTAACAGGATCATTAAGTAAATTACTTGTTTTAGATATAGATTATGATATATTAATTCCTGTTTTGAAAGATGATGCTAAATCTATTAAAATTAAAACAAATAGAGGATGGCACATTTATTATAAATGGGTTTCTGAATTAGATACTAAAATTACTACTAAAACAAATATTATGGAAAACGCTGATATACGAGGTGAAGGAGGGTATGTTGTTTGCTGGAATACATATTTACCTGATATAACTGAATTATCTCCTCCCCCTCAATGGCTAATTGATTTATTACCAAACAAAGAAAAAAAGCTAGAATCTGGTTGGGTCGATAAAACCCTACAAGAAATAAAGGAGGGTAATAGAAATGACACTTTTACACGTTTGGCCGGTAGTCTTCGTGCTAGGGGATATTCTAGTGGCGTTATATTTGATTTACTTAGGAGTAAAGGAATTGAAATTGGTTTATCAGAACAAGAGGTTAAAACAATTTGTAAGTCGGTTGGACGTTATAGACAAGGAACAGGAAGCAGTGAATCATCATCAATAGATAATTTTTTAAAACAAAATTCTATAGTGGAGTGGTTGGTTCCAACTATTTTAGCTAAGCAATCCATTGGTTTTGTAGCCGGATTACCTGAAACAATGAAAACTTGGCTAATGATGGATTTAGCCATTGAAATATCAAGGGGAGGAGTTTGGTTAGGAAAATTTAAAGCAAACAAAGGAAAGGTATTATTTATAGATCAAGAGCGATTTAAAGGGGAAACTCAAAGGCGTTTTAAGGCTATTTTAAATGAGAAAGAAATAGACCCTAAGATTTTAGAGGATCAATTATATATAAAATGTGAAACTACAATTAGAATTGATTTACAACAAAGTTTTGATGCTTTTAAAAAGGAATTATTTGAACTACAACCAGATTTAGTGATTATAGATAGTTTCGCTACATTTCATACTAAAGAAGAAAATAGTAGAACTGAAATTCAAGTAGTTTTGGAGCGTATTAAGCAGTTACGAAATGAAACTAAATGTACATTTCTATTTATAGATCATGAAAATAAAGGAGTATTTCATGATAGAGAAACAGAAGAACAGCCATCGGCAATGAGAATGGTAGGCTCAGTGGCAAAAGTGGCTTCGGCTGAGACTATTTTTACTGTTAGACGAAATGATATTAATTCATCTTTTGTATATCATACAAAATCAACGCTCTCATCAACGATTGCTCCTTTTCTTGTTAAAGTAACAGATAAAAATTTAGAAAAAACATCCATTTCAGTAGAGGCTTTTTAATGGTTAAAGTCTATATAGCTCATGCCATGACAGGTCGTCCTGGAAATGATGTAGTGAAAGAATCTTATCAAGCTAAGATTATTTTAGGGAATTATAATATTCAAGTTCTTGATCCAGTTACAGTAGAAAGTGTAAAATCTAATAATGTAAAAATTAGTGTTTCTAATGAACTATTACAAAATTATTGGCGTCGGGATAAAAAGATGATTAGAGAGTCCCATGTTTTACTTGATCTTACCCCGGAAAGAAAAAGTGAGGGAGTATCTCATGAAATCGGATATGCTAGATATTTTTTATGGAAACCTGTCATAAGAGTATATCCATTTAGTAAAAAGCCCTCTAATCTATCCGTCGCCTTATTTGAGGATGATTTTATTACAGACTCATTGAATGAGGCGGCTACCCATATCATTAAAGTTCATGGAACTTGGATGAAAAGAAGCTATTGGAGATTAAAATTATTAATTCGATGTTTTATGAAAGCTACATGGTATCAATTAAAAGAGTGGAAATAAAATTTGAGGGTAGATATGATGAATAATATGAAAGAAGTATGTCAATTTTTTAAAAAATTAAGTATTTTTGGAATTTATTTAAATATATTTGCTTTATTAATTGGTATATGGAAGCATGATTTATTTACAAGTCTAATTTGTGCTTGTGGCTTGTGGTTATCATTTAGAGGATATGAATCTTGGATTAAAAGGGAGGAGGAATTTAATGCCATATCTAATCGAGGAGAGAAAGAAGGCCCTAAATCAGGGGAATCGTCATAATTTAAATGAAGGAGATGCTAATTATTTATATACTCAATTTTTTTTAAAACGATGGAAATTAGAATCAACCTATAAACAAATTCATTTTTTTAAAAAATTAGCTGCTCATCCATCATTTGATACGGAATTTCAGGAGATAGATCATTCCATTAGGCTAACTGGTATGCTAGATAGTGATAGACAGGCAGCTAGAGAATTAGCTTTTTTAGAATTTTATCGGAGAGTAGGTAGTAAATATGAAGATAAAAAGATTGAATTAAATGGGGATGTTTATCCCAATTTTCAAGAAGAAGGAGATAGATAAAAATTTATGCCTACAATTATAGGTGTTTCTGGTAAACGAGGGTCTGGAAAAAGTTTGTTTTGCGATGTATACTTAAGAGCTAGGGGTTTTCATATTTATTCTTTTGCCGATCCTCTTAAAGATGATGTACGCCGAATATATGGCCTTAATAAAGAGCATACAGATGGAAGTTTAAAAGAACTTCCTTGTGATAAACTTGGAGGTCGTACTCCTAGGGAAGCTATGATAGCGGAAGGAGAAATACGAAGGAAATTTAGCGAGAATGGGCTCTATTGGGTTAAAAAGCTCTTTACTGAGAAAATTAATCAGCTTCAATCATCGACATTTGTAGCCATCCCGGATGTACGTTTTAAAAATGAAGCGAATTTTATTAAAAATCATGGGGGACTATTAGTTCGATTGGAACGAAAATCATCACTTAATATCTATAAAACATCTCTTAATGATATCTCCGAAACTGAGCTTGATGATTATTTATTTGATGAAAGACTTGAAGAAGATAATAATATTACGCCCCAAGATTTAGAACAGTTCGCTGATAAGTTATTAATAAAAATAGGTAGTTTGGTACAAAAAATTGTTTCGTAAATTATTTCTTAGTATACGCATAATATATTTAAACATATTAATTTGCCTGATATTAATATGTTTAATAATATGGAGGAATGGAATTGGAGTTATTAATTGCACCAAAAGAAGTCTTTACGAAATTTGGAAATAAAGTAATTATTAATCCAGAAAGTTATGATACTTTGGATGAAATAATTAGCATTGATTGTGAAACTGATGAACAGGATAATTTTGTAGGATTAGCCATATTTGATGGGGTAACTTGTTATTATTTTTCATATATAAATGATAAATTAAGAGATTTAATTAGTAATAAAAAATTAATTGGACATAATATTAAAGGTGATGCTAAATGGCTTACAAGTTGGAGATTTAAAATTAATTCGAATAATTTATATTGTGATACTGCTCTTATGAGTTATGTAATTAACTCCACAAAGGAATCTCATAAATTAAAAGATTTAGCAAATGAATTTTTAAATTTACAGTGGGAGACGTATAAACAAATGACTCACCCTTATCTCGATCATCCTAATAAAAAAGTAACTCTTGATCAACAATTAGTAGGTCAAGTAGCTGCTTATTGTGGGGCGGATGCTATTGCTACTTATAGACTTTATAAATTTTTTGAAAAGAATATGGGAGAAAATGACATAAAAATTTTAGAGGATTTAGAACTTCCATTAATGAGAATATTATTTGAAATGGAAATAAAGGGAGTAAGACTTGATAAGCAAAAAGTAAGCGATTTAATTTTGGACTATGAAACAATATTAAATGAAAAAGCAAACTTTTTAAAACAATGGACGAGAGGGATAGTTAATCTTAACTCTCCAAAACAATTAAAAATATATATTGAAAATGATATTATTAAAGGGCCTATTCTTAATACGTCTAAATCCGTGTTAGAGGCTTATGATAATCATCCATTTATTAAGGAACTTTTAAAATATAAACGATACTTTAAGCTTTATTCTACTTATTTAATTCCATTTAATAATGAAGAAAAGTTATATCCTACATATAATCAAATTATAAGAACAGCTAAAGACGAGTGGCGAGGAATAAGTACCGGAAGACTCTCGTGTTCTAATCCAAATTTACAAAATATCCCTGTTTCCGGATTTGACGGAGAAAAATTTAGAAGTTTATTTGTTGCCTCACCAAATAAAAGACTTATTGTAGCGGATTATAGTCAAATTGAATATAGACTTTTAGCCCATTTTTCTCAAGAGAGAGGTCTTTTGGAGGCGTTTTATAATGGATATGATATTCACAAAAAAACTGGTGATCTTTTGGGTGTTAATAGAGATATTGGAAAAACTCTTAATTTTGCTGCTATTTATGGTGCTAAATCCCCGAAAATTGCGAAAACGGCTAAAATTACAGAAGAAGAAGCTGAAAAATTTCTTAAAAAATATTGGAGAATTCTTCCGTCAGTTACTTCATGGATTAATAAAGTAAAATGGCAAGCTGCTCAAACTAAACAAATTCAAACTCTATATGGAAGAATAATTCCTATTCCATTAATTTCAAGTAAAGATAAATATGAGAGATTACATTGGGAAAGGGCCTCTGTTAATTATATAATTCAAGGAAGTGCGGCAGATATTTTAAAATTAGCTATGATTAAATGTAATGAATATGGCTATCTTCCCATTTTAACGGTTCATGATGAACTTATTTTTGAGGCTGATACAGCAGATAAAATAAGTATAGATATTAGAAAAAAGGAGATTAAAAAAGTTATGGAGAATGTTATAAAAATATCTGTCCCTTTGGAGGTAACTATCAATGACGGAAATAATTGGGCCGAAGCTAAACGAAAATAGGAATCCTTTAAAGGATTTTGTTCAATATATATTTATTAGATTGGCTGATGGAAGAAAGGGGGTTTTTATTGGCCCTGCTTTCCTTAGTGAGGCAGAGATTAAACTTCAAACGCATCAAATAGTGGAGATTTTATTTTCACCTCCTAAGCTACGCACCCCATTAGAGGTAGTTAATTCAAATGAAAATAAAGAAAGTCTACAACCTCAAAAGGAAGATAATTCAAGCTCTACGCCGGATATGGTGGTTTAGCCCAGAGAGAAAGGAAGCTCTTAAACTAGCACGCACAGATAATTATTATGTCTGTACAAAGTGTTTTAAAAATTATTCTAAGGTGGTAGTAGATCATGTGGAGCCTGTTATTTCAGTGGGGGAAGGGTTTATTGATTGGAATACGTATATTTTTCGTTTGTTTGTTAGACCCGAAAAATTGCGCGTATTGTGCAAACGATGCCATCAAAAGAAAACTACAAAAGAAAATAGGTCACGGGCATAGACTTTCTTTATATATTGGAAGCGGCTTTATGAGGTGGGAATGTGTGGAGTGCGGAGAAATTTTTCAAGAATGGGAGGACTCACAGCCATGAATACCAATAATAAAAAAATACTTTTTTTTGATATTGAGGCTACCAATCTTTCAGCTAGCATAGGATATATTTTAACTATTGGTTATAAATGGGCGGGTGATAAATCCGCATCAGTTTTACGTATTGATAAAACACCGGAATTTCATAAAAAGAAAACAAACGATACAGGATTATTAAAACAGTTTGAAGAAATTTTTAATAAAGCAGAAGTAGTAGTGTATCATTTCGGAGATTTTTATGACTTACCTTTTATTCAAACTCGCCGGTTAATTAAAGGACTTCCTCCATTAGGGGATATTAGTAGTGTTGATACATGGAGAATAGCCAAAAAGAAACTTAAATTTCATAATAATAGACTGGAAACAATACTTGAAACGCTTAATTGCCCTATAAAAAAGACAAAAATAAATGGAGAAAAATGGATTGATGCCATGTCAGGAGATACAAAAGCTATTGATTATGTTGTAGACCATTGTCGTAAAGATGTAGAAGTATTAGAGTGGGTTTATAATAAAATTAAAGCTGTATGGCCGCATCATCCTAATATGTTTTCGTCATCCTTAAAACCTGGTAGCAGAATTTGTCCCATTTGTGGAACAGAAACAGGAACAAAGAGCGGAGTAAGAAGGAATGTTAAAAAATTATACATTCGAATGAAATGTGCTAACTGTGGCCATTGGTGGAAAGGAGGAGAACTTAAATGAAATTATGGGGATTTATTAGAATAACTTGTCTATTATTGGCCATATTTTTTTATCAACAATATAGAGAATCTACTAAATATGCAAGGATCATCTATCAATCTAAGCCTAAAGTTGTAGAAGTAATGGTAGGTTTTACCGTAGCAACGTCAAGTCGTACTTTTCATGATGAAGGAAGTGGGGTGTTTATTACCTCAAGAGGTCATATCCTCACTGCAGCCCATTTATTCCAATTTGGGGCGCAAAAAGGGGTTAGGGTAACTTTATTTAATGGTGAAATGATGCAAGCGAGAATTATTAGAGTGGATTCTAAAAAAGACTTAGCTTTACTTAAAGTAGAATATCCTCATTATATAAACAAAAAGTCTTATAATTATCCTTATGTCACGTTAGCAAACCCTCTTTCTTTATATGAAGGAGAAGAAGTAATTGCCATTGGTCATCCTATGGTGTTTCCTTGGTCTAGTACCAATGGAACAATAAGTGCCTTGCATAGAAATCATATATATTTTGATAGTATTCAAACTAATACGGTGATTAATCCCGGAAATAGCGGGGGGCCACTATTAAATCTTCAAGGAGAGCTTGTAGGAATTAATAATCTCTTATATACTCCAATAGGAGCTTATGTGGGAATTAGTGAGGCAGTGTCAGTCTCACAAATTGTTGAGTTTTTAGATTTATTTAAAGGGCTATAAAAGGAGGAAATAATATGGAAGTAGATATAAAGAACGCCGCATTTGATAAAGGATATACTAAGGGATTTAGAGACGGTAGAGATGATGGGGAGAATGAACGAAAAAAATTAGAAACGGTAATAGATAGATTAAATTATCGGGTGGCGGCTTTAGAAAGAGCTATACAAGATGCCGCTGGGGTACTTTAATGAAACTTACAGTAGTTAGGCAGTGGTTTACTAATTTATCAACCTGTGGGGAACTTTATATAGACGGAAAATTCTTTTGTTATACATTAGAACGCCCATTAAGTCCTCCTTCTGCTCCTCCTTTCGCTATTCCAGAAGGAATTTATTCTGTAACTTTAGAAATGTCTAATCATTTTAAAGAGATTGTGCCTCATATTAATAATGTTCCAGGCAGAACTTTTATAGAAATTCATCCTGCTAATTACCCCACTGACGTAAAAGGATGTATCGGGGTGGGAAATATTCATTCTCAAGATTTTATAGGAAGGAGTAGAGAGGCATTTAGTGATTTAATGAGTGAATTAACAGGTCAAGAAAATATACAAATTCAGGTAAGTAACCATGTCAATTAAAAATTATGGCATTTGTGATATATGTTCGAATAATAGTCTAGTAGGTTATTGTAAACTTTGTGGGTATGAGATTTGTGATGAATGCTGGCCGGATCACGAGAGTGAAAATTATAATAATATGATTAATGATGATGATTATGATAGGGGAGATTAAGGAGAAATAAATAAAAATGGACTGGAAAGATTGGCTTTTTATATTTGGTGGATCAATTATATTGTTTATAATAGCTGTATTTGCAAGCTGTTTCTTTTATGTTATGGTCGAAAGTCTTATGAAATAAATTATGTACGAAGAAGTAATTAACACATTTAATTTAATTGCTGAGATAGCTATATTATATATGCTTATTATTGAATATCGCTATGATGAAGCAAAAGATTTAAAAAGAGCACAGCGTAAAACTAAAACCACTAAAAAAACAACACAGTTACCTACAGGGGAGGTTGTAACAGAGGAAAATGTGGAATCTATTGAGCAAAAAAATTAAAAAGTGGCTGGGACTTGAGTTAGTTTTTCCTTGGCTTATGCTAGGGTATGATATACGACGATGGGAAAGTTTATCTACAGAGTTATATAATCCTAGCTGGGCTAAGAAATTTTTATTTTATAAAACTAATGTAAAATTAGGAGGACAAAAGGTAGGGCCATCCGATATTCAATATCATTCCCCTTATGGCTTCTTAATAACGTGGCCGTTGTGTTTTTATTTTTGGTATCAAATAAGGGGACAAATAAGGAGTTTGGAGTTATCTGTACCGGGAAGTGAAATAGTAATATTTTTTAGGGTGGGTTTAGCTAGGTGGGATGTAAATCTTAATAATTATGTAATTCCTACTCTATATTTTGGTTTACATTGGGATTAGTTTACTGTAAAGAAGAAATTTGAATTGTTTGAGGTAAGGGCTCAAATTCAGAAGAAAGACGGAATTCACCAAATAAATCAGGAAGATAGCCCCACTCCACTAATCTAGGCTCATCTATTTCCCATCTATCACTAATATCTGTTCGATAAAATAAATTAGGTGTAATAACATTCGCTAATCGTGTATAAGCCAAGTTTTTAGCTTCTATCATTGTATCTCCTACTCCCGTCGCTACGATGGGTATTCCTTCCAATCCAGTAATATACCAATTATTATCTTTTTCATAAACATCAATGGGGTGTATTCCATCAGGATGATAGTGTCCAGCTATTTGTGATATATCTTTAATAATTACTAAATTATCTTTGCTCATATTTTCAAAGACTTCTTTAGTATCAAATGGGAATGGAGGGACGCACCCATTAATTCCTACTACAAACTTATATAAGCATTTAGAGTTTGAATTTTTTCCTGAGGCTATATCCATTAATCTTTGTCCATAATCATCATTTATAACAGACATTTGTAACGTAACAGCGGGAAATCCAAATCTACAGGTAGGCTCAAGAGGATAAATAAAGTCTTTAGTAAAAATAAAATTAATATCAAACATTCCATGGTATCCCTGTAATTTAGGGATCATTTTAGCTATTGTTATTTTATAGAGGGGATGATCTTTAGTAACAAAAAACATACTTGTACCCATTTCCCCGGTATTTTGCCCTAAATTTCCTGTAGCGAATTTTTTATGTTCAAAATTAATTTCTATTGGTTCTATAAAATCAGTCCCATTAAAAGCTCCGCCTATTCCTATCTCTACTCCATCTATAACTTCTTGTAATTCAAAAGTTTTAATAGATGTACTTGTTAATTTTTCTTCAAAATGATTTAATACAGCTAATAGATCACTGGCATCTTCTTCTTTTCCTACATATGTGGTAGACTTATCGTCAGATGCCTTACCATTTAGTTTAATAACATATTTAGTAGGGTGTTTATTAATAAATTGTTTGGCTTCATCAAAAGTTTTAAATGTATAAGAGGGAATTATATCAAAATAAGATTTTTTAAATTCTTCTTGTCCAAAACCTCGGTCATTTTCTAGCCTATCCGTATATTCCGTTCCTCCTATCACAGGCTTTCCCAAAGATCGTAACCATTCAGCCTCTTTAGAATTATGAGTATCATCAAATACAATTAAATCAGCCCAGTCTATTTCACTAGGCCATTCATTTATTCGCTCTATAAGTCCTTTTCCTACATCTTCTGCATTAGGGTCTTTAATATAGAGCTTTACTTGATGTCCGTCTTGAATTAAACGATAACCAATAGCAGTATGTTCACCGTATGAAGAAATAAGTAAAATTTTCATTTATTGTTAGTTATCTTCCACAACGTCCACAATTACACCCCCTCTTAGGGGGCTTATCAATAGTAGCAGTTGGAGTATCATCATAAGGATTAAATTTAAATGTTGCCTTACATTCTACACAATGAACCCATATCATTTGATCCACATATCTAGCACCTAAATAAACTTTACATACAGGGCAATAAAGATTTTCTCTGTAATAGGAAAGAGACATTTAAATAACCATTAATCATAATTAATGAGACCATCTAGCGGCTATAATGGCTGTAGTTATTGCTAGAATTGCTCCGATACCGGAAAATATACCGGAATAAATTTTTGCTGAAATAGAAGTTTGATCCTTAATTTTAGTAATTTCTATTTTTAATTCAGGGATATCAAATGTGCGAACATCATCTAATTTTTTATCTAATGATTCGATTTTTTGTATTAATAATTTAGTTAAATTTTCCATGATCTATTCCTTAAGGAGTAGTGAGAAATTTTCTAGCTATAGCCCTTCCCCCCGCAGCTAAAGCACCTAATCCAGTATATTTAGCTAGTTGTGCTAGTATCTCCTGCCTTCTATAAGTATTGGCTAAATTTTCCCTTGGGCCTTTCAGACTCGGTTCTGCTAGATCAATGGCTTTAGTAAGAGTATCTTTAGCTTTAGAGATGGATGATAAATTAGACCCAGGCAATTCTTTTTTATAATTATCTAAAATATATTGATAAACTTTACGTTGTCTATTAATTCCTTCCGATCCCCAAACTTTAGCTAAATCTTCTGGATTTTGTTTTGCAATATAATCTGAGGCATGACTAATGTCAATAGCGTCTTTAGTAGTAGTGGGTAATTCATCAGCCATAAAAGGTAATACATCCACTCCCACTCTTTTTTCAGCCATTCCTAGAGCAGTTTTACCTGCTTGTTCAGTGGGAGCAAAAAGAATATCTGAGGCAGATTTAATCTCTTTAGTAGGAGAAGCTTTAAGCCCAGCTATAGCAGCAATTATATCCGGAGTCATTTGTATAGCGATACCAGTAGCCGCACTAGCATAAGGATTAATGCCTTTACCGGCCATTGTCGTAGCCGCCTGCTCCCCAAAAGCCTCTAATGCTTTAGGAGCTTCAAATAGTAATGGGGCTTCTTCCAACCCAGGTTCATTTCTATCTATTATATCATGTGATTTAAGTTTTTTTCTAGCTTCGGCTAATTTTTTAGGATCAAATGGCATATTAATACCCCTCTACGGCTAATTGTGCAGTTGCTTCATCATCACTTAAACCCTGGCTAATAAGCTCATTAAATCTGTCCTCAGGATCACCTGATTGTCCATATAAATTAGTGGGAAACATAGGCGTGATTTTTTCTCCGGCTTCTTTCACTGCCTCGCCTTTAATACCAAATTGATTAAGAGTACGCTTATAAAGCTCAGGAGCATATTGTTTTAAAAAATAACCTTTGGTTCCCGCTATTTGTCGTTGATAATTTTTAACATAATTTTCAAGAGCAGGAGTCTCTTTATTTCGTAATTTTTCCCATCTATCAACAAATTCATTATAATCTTTTGCTATAGGCTTACTTTGTAAAAATTGTTCTACTGAACTGAAGTTTCTTTGGGCAGTAGGGGGAAGTAAATCTCTAGTAATGCTTACGGTAGGTCTGCCTGTAGCCGTAGTGATTGCATCAATATTTCTAGCCATTTCCACAAATTCTTGCGGAGTCATTCCATTGGTACGAGTAAAATCCTCATAAGGACGAAATCTAACCATTCCTGCTAAAGCATTATTTACTCGTTTGATAGCTTCAGGAGCTTTAGCTAATGATAAATCATCAACAAAGTCTTTATTTAAATATCCTACCATTTGTTGAAGTCTTACCTTCGGATATTTTTCTACATTAAGTTCTGCTCCTTCAGGAAGTTCTCTTAGTTGAGTTTCTCCAAATGGATTTTGCATAATACCATGTTTTTTACCATCAGGGGTCTGCGTTGTTCCAATTAATTTCCATTGACCTGCTTGTTTATTCTGGTTTAATTGGAGTTTTAATAAATCATTAACAGCCTCTTTAGGTTGAGTTTGAAGGGTATATTGTTCAAATAATCCGGGCCTTCTTGTTTCTGCATTAGCTGCGATTTCAGGGCCAGTTTGTTCGATTTTTCCAGTATTAGGATTAACATTAGCTACATTACCTAGTGTAGCAGGAACTTGAGTGGAAGCAGGAGTAGAAGAAGTTATTGGGACTGCTAAAGAGGCTGCTTTTGTAGCAGCTTGAGACTGTTTAATTTCTTCAATCTGTTTTTGTAAAGCTATTAATTGTTTTTGGCGATCTAATTGTCGTTGCTTTATTACGTCAGCTAAATTTAAAGCCCCCTCCACTTCAGAAGGAACCTGAGAAATAGCCTCAGTTTTAGGGCTTGTATAAAGAGATTGTAATTCTGAAACAGAAGGTAAATTAATATTTGCCATAAATTATGATTTCCTCTAAAATTAAAAGAGTGATCCTGTTGCTTGGCCTAGTTTAGCACCAAAAGTTGCCCCGGGAATACCTCCCCCTAAAGCTGCTCCTATTCCTGCTCCTCCGAGAGTTCCTAAAGCTTCTCCAATCGCTGTTTGACGCGCCTGATTAGCTTGAGCAGCAGCAATATTTGATGTTTGAGCCTCAGTCTCTAACCCTAACATTTGATTAAGGGTAGTTGCATCTAATCCGGCTAGTGCCCCTGCTTGAGTGATTAAATCACTTCTACCATTTTGTAACAGTGTTCTAGCTGTATCTTGGTCTATTCCGAGTTGAGTAAGAGCATTTCCTTGAGCAGTGGAATAAATAGCCTGTACACCGGCCTCTTGTCTCGCTTGTTGTGCTGTATATCCTTGTTGTTGGAGATTATTAGTTAACGTTTGAATATTTTGGGCTATTTGTAAGGATGGTTGAACTAAAGCTGTAGCGGCCCTTCCTCCTTTAAGATTACCTGTAGCGGCTAAAGATTCCCGTATAGATTGCTGAATTCCTGGTAAAGAGGAGTAAGCTTGTCGTTTAGCTGTATCAACAGCAGTTTGAGCTGCTAACTGATCTGCTGTATTTAATCCGGCTAATCCTTGTTGATATGCTTTAGCGGCGGCTGTAGTAGCTCCTGCATAATTTCCTCCAGCCTGATTAATATTCGTCCCATATTGAGCGGTAAGGGGTTGTAAATTATTATAAAGACCTTGTATAATTCCTTGTTGTCGTTGTTGACTTTGTGTAACTAAATTTTCTAAAGGTTGTGGATTAAAAGTAGGAACTGACCCTCCTCCAAAATTAATTCCATAATTTCCTAATGATGCCATAAAATTCTCCTTAACTTAATAAAATTGATTTCCATCCTACTGAAAATTTAGCATATAAATAATAATTATTTCCTGTATTTATTAATAAAATATCCCCTATATTACCATCTGCGTCAGAAGGAGGCGTAGAAGATGTATCATGAGTATGAGCAAACTGAAATAAATCCGACAAATTTCTTTGAATTACTGCCGGATCAGGATTATCACTTAAAGGATAACTTTGTGTCTTCATTTTATGATCCTAAAAGAAACGGCTCAAATTCCCACATCCAGCCAAATATTTTTATAGATTGAATATTAATATCAAATTGATCATCATTAGTAATTAAAATCATTATAGAACGCCCTGATATTAAATCTGTATCATTTTTACTAGCTTTAAATCGAACAAAAAAGGCTTTTTCATCAGCATTTGAGGTAAAATTAAAGGTTCCGTCTTCATAAAACATTTGAATAAATGTATTACCTTCATCAATCGAGTAATACATTTGATAGGTAGCCCCTGTTCCTATTCCTTGAAATACTACATAATCAATTATTTTAAGATATTCAGAAGCATCTATTGATCCTGTAGAAAAATCTGCTGCTTTAAATCTCACTTGAGATAAAATATTTCCTCCCTGATCCTGTAAACTTGTAGGATCAAGAAATTTTATCATATTTCCAGTAAAAGCATCGCTAGCATAAGGAAAATCAAAGAAAAATGAGAGAGTTGCTAAAAATAAATTTTGATACACCCTCCATTTTCCATCTAAATCTAATACAAATATTATATTATTAAAAGTTCTACCAAACTGAGCAGCAGACATATAATAACTGCCATTATAAAATATACTCGCTACTCTTATAGCCGACGATAAAGTGATAAACCAATTTACTGTAATACTTGATACTGTAGGAACCTTATTAGCTGTAGATGTAAAGATAATTTTCCATTGAACATATCTATTTGGAGTAACAGCTGTAGGAAAAGTCCCTATATTAACTAAAATAAAAGAAGCGGATGTACAAGCAAAAACAGTAGCCCCTGATCGCATATACCACTGTAACATACCACCATTAGTCATATAACCCGCCGTAAATATATCCCAGCCCGAAGGAGTCGTGATGGTATCTATTACAGTCGAAACTATATTAGCTACAATAGTCCATTGAAATAATATAGAAGTAACATATGGACTAATATTATCTGTACTTAAATTAAGGATTACTTTAACTTTAAAATATCGTTGAACTGTAATTGACCCAAATGGTACAAAAGAGGTATAAGTAATATTATCTGCAGATGAAGCTACAAGAACAGTAATACTGGAATTAGATGGAGTTGTATAACTAGGAGTAAAAGTATCGTAAGCAGTAACATCAGAAGTACAATCTATTGCTTCACTAATCCAAATTCCAGGGGTTCCATAAGATAAAATAGGGTCTCCTTTATCAACAGGCGGAGTAGGTGGAGTAAAAGACCTTACCCCTATATATGGAAGATGAGTATTATCGGGTGTAGTTAAAGTAACAAATAATCTCCAAAATCTATGCCCAGATAAGGACAATGATTGATTACCATTTAAATTAGTATAAGTGGCCTGTGTTGTCCATAATATTTCATCATCACTAGATTGAATTTCTGTTATGGTAGGAGCATTTATATCAGTAGAACCTAATAAATGTAAATTAATAACAGAAGGATTTAATGAAAATGTATCAATTAAAGCAGAAGTCCAAGTCCCCTCTGTAGTTCCTGAGGCTAATGTGACATCATGTATAAAAACATTAGCTGAATCATTTTCAATAAGTTCATACATTGCACCGCCATCAGTTGTTCCTGTACTTAATAAAATAGTTGAGGCAGGTATAGTTTTAAGAGTATTTGTTCCATCTTCGGTAGCAATGTCGGATAAACTACTTCCACCCGTCCAATCTTCCTCATCTTGCCATAATCTTTGGGGATTTTCTGTAGTAATAATCCCTGGATTTGATGTTAAATCAATTCCTTCTGAATATGTATCACTTTCAAATTGGGCCTGTGTATTTTGTGTATTAGACCCTCTTTGAGAAATTGTTTGTTGAATACTTGCATTAACCTGATCTTCAATAGGATCACTAATATATTCAATAGAATTGCCATTATATGAATAAAATCCCCTATCACTAAGCCAAATAAGAATAGGAATGCCTCTTACCACCCTTACTTGAATAGAGCGATTATCTACACAACCTATACTACTTTCTATAGGGTCATATCTAAATTGATCGGGAGTAGTGCCTAAAATTTGACCAAAACTTTTACGATTAAAAACAATAAGTCTCCCTAAATAAACATAAATAGCTGTAATAGGGTCTTGTTCATTACAAATTAAAGTAAAATCAGAGGGATAAATATCAGGAGTTCCAGCCCCGCTATAAAATAACATATAAGGTTCTCCCTCTATTTTAGCTAACCAAAGAGCATCTAACCAAGACGCTATTAATCCAAAAGAAGGGGGAAGCCCGTTATCAAAAGGAATGGGGGTGGGGGTGGAGGGGGAATTAATTGTATCTACATAAGTTGTAGAAGTATTATTATCAATTACATCAAGAAAAACCCAATTTCCATCATTATTATCCCTATAAATTTTTCTTGCTGTAACGCCATACCCCCCGATTGGAATATTGCTTAAATCTACTGTTTGAAAACCTGAGGTAATTGTGGCTACAGCAGAAGCTGGGCCTCCGTTTGATTCTTCAAAATCATAATAAAGAAAAGTAATTTTATATGTATGACTTCCTATAGGAACATTTCCACCCGCTACCACCATCACGGTGGGGGCAGAAGTAGGAACTTGACATCCCATTTCTTTAGTTTTTGGGACTGAATAAGTTACCCCACCATATGAAGAAACTTTATCATAAACTTGGGGCTCATCTACGCCGTTTCCAAAATAAGCTCTATCTTGAGTTTGAGTAAATTCAAAATTAGTTCCTGAGGCATAACCAGAAGTAACAATATGCTCTATTCCATCTCCTATTGTATATCGAAGAATCCCTCCTCCTACAGTAAGAAGATGCCTCGTTCCGTCTTCAAAAATCATCTCATATTGATCTTGTTTTGTCACTCCACTACAATATGTTATACTTCCTCGACGTTTTGTAATATTACCTTTAATATCCGTATCAATATTAGCCGTGCCCCTAGTAAAATTAGCTTCTGTAACCATTTTACTATTAGGGGGATATTTAGTAATTAAATGATCCCATTGTTTAGGACTTATAGTATCTGTTATTCGTTTCATTAAGGTCTAAGAGGATTAAACCCCGGTATACCACCAATAAAAGGTATGGGACTATCAATATCAATGCGGAATCTTTGATCCGAACTTTCTTTCTTTACCCACCTTCGTCCCTCGCCAATCATGGCTAAATATTGAGAATGATGCTCTGCAGCTATATCATCTTCTTTTACTTTTTTAAGGGCTTTCCAAAGAATATACTCATTAAGAGCCTCTGAAAGGGCATCATCTATATTAATATTTTGAGAAGTAGAAGTAAGGGGTATAGGCTTGGATTTATACCATATTGAAATAATTGTGGCATTAGTCACATCAGGAGTAGGTTTAATATAAAGAGTGCGATTCCAAATAAAATATTTAACTGGGCGGGCTTGTGTCGCTGTAGTATCATCAAGAAGATTTGGTTGCTCTTGAGCTATTTTTTCTAAATTAGAGGGATAAATTCTCCTCCAATCATTATTTCCATTTACGTCGGGATGATTATGAAGAACAAGGCGAATACCTAAATAATCAGAGGGAAGTGGATAACTACTAACCCCAATGGAAAGACTAATTGTAGAAATAGACTCTAAGCATCGTGTTTTATTAACAAAATCTATTTCCCCTCTATTTAATAATCTAAGTAATTCAGTATCAGACCATGTAATTCCTGTAGCCTCTAAAAGCTCTCTACGAACATCTGTAATTATTGTGGAAGCTAGCGTTGACATTTTTAATCATCCTTCCAATATCTACTATATCATCAGTTCGAAATTTATTGTTTATTTTTCGTGTTTCTGCATCATTTAGTGCTTTATTAATAGCTGAAATAATAGAGAAATGTTTTCTTTCTAATTTATCAAATTTAGTGGAAAATAAGTTTTCTGCTTGTTTTCGATTGACTAGTTTAAGACTAATAAGAATAGTGATTGGTCTACGCCATCCTGATTTAATCATATGTCCATAATCATCAAAAATACTGTGTTCAGGAATAAAGTTTTTATCTATCCCGCAAATATTAATTTCTTCTCCAAATTTATAAAGAAATAATCCCGCTGGCTTAGTATTATCATTACCGCATGCTATTTTTAATTCTGGATTAAGGCGCTTAATATATTTTTGAAATGTACCCGATAGCATAAATTAGTCATTAATATTTAATTCCGCATATAAAGGCAGTAAAAGTAACGGAAAGAGCATTAGAAAATGTACAAACTACACGAAAGTTATCTGCTAAAGCAAAGATACTTGAAAGACTTATAGTTACTGACCCAACAGAGGTAATATTTCCCGTAATAAGATTAGGGACATCAATCCAAGTTTGTTGATCTGCACTATGTTGAACTTTAAAAACTATATTTCCTCCTGTATTTAAACTAATTTGGGTTATAGTTATAATTAAAGATGTAACTAATACATTAGATTCAGTAATAATAGTTCCAGCGATTGTGCCTGTCTCCTGCATAGATGGATGTAAAATAATTTGCATAATTAAATTTCAGCCCAAATAATAGTTATAACGGGGGCGCGATTTATTCCATCTCCTTGCCCTGTAAAAAGTAAAGTGTAATTAGGAGATAAAAGTAGTTCATAATCAATAGGGACATTTAATGTAATACTACTAGTGCTATCAGGCACTTGCCAAGCGTATAATTTAGTTCCATTTGCCGTAGTAGTTGGTAAGGTAAATAATAAAGCTACTGATGTTCCACTACCTCCAATGGTTAAAGTTTGAGGAGTTAAAGTCCCCCCATTAGAAGTAATAGTAGGATTAAAATAAAGTCGGAATCGAATTGAAGATATAATATTAACAAAATTACCAAGTTCAATTCTTTTAATTTTTATTGTTTTACCACTTGCAGCAGGATTTTTTAAAAGTAATAAAGATGTTTCAGTCGTCCCTAACGTGGTGCTTACTTCAGATACTGCTTCAAATAATTTATTATTATCAGCTAAATAATACGGGTGTCCTTTAGTTAATAATTGATTTTGTGTTGAAACACTAGCTGGTATTTGAGTAGAGCTTTGGACTATCTCTACTTGTATGGCACCTTCATCAGAAGTTATTGGTAGATCAGCCATTATAATTAATGAGTGATAATAGTTAAATAAGTATCTTGAGCAGAGGTATCAAGATTTTTAATTGTAACTTTTACAGATTGTCCCGAAGTAAGAGATACAGCATTTTTAGTAGTCCAATTAAATATTTTATTACTGGCACTAGTAAATCCGACTAATTCAGTAACTTCACTTCCTGTAGTTCCCCACGCCACGGTAACTTTTATTTCTCCTGAAGCAGAGACCCAGATTTCATCAATATTTAAAGCCCCAGCAACAGAATGGGAAATTGAAGAGCCACTTGCAACAGCTACATCAGTAAAATAATTAGTAATTGGAGTAATAGCAGGAATTTGAACATTAATTGTAGATTGATCTGAAGCTATCACAACAGGAATAGAAGAAGCAGAAGGTTTTTGTCCTAAAGTAGTCGATGATCCTCCATATTTATCAATATTAACATTTTCATCAGAAGCAGGTAATGAGGTTACAGCTACTCGAAGATTTCCTGATGTATCTAATGATAAAGGATTAGTTTGTCCGTTTGTATACGACGGGGGAGATGAAGTAACAGCCCCTTGAACAAGAGGCCCACTTTCTCCTGAGGTTGTAGCACCTTGTGGAAATTCTTCTGCTGGATTAATAGTAACTCCTGATGCATTTGCTATTTCTGTAGTAAACTCAGTAGCAACGGTACGAACAGGTAACTGAGCATCAAAATCAGACATTTTATTTTTCTCCTATAATTAATTCTTTTTGTAAATCTTGTATAGTTTTATGAGTCGCTATAATATTTTCATCAATATGACGTTTTTCATCATCTAGTTCCATTTTTCGTAAATCCATTCGTTGTAAGTTTAATTGCATTTCAGCAATTTTAACTTTCAATCTCACTTGTCGTAATTCTAAATTTGTAATAATATCAGCCATATTAAGAAATTCCCGCTAATAAATTAGCTTTCATAGTTTTAGCAGAAGGATTAAAGTGTTCTACAATAATAGTTATTATGTCCTCAGACATTGCAATAATCGGTGCCTTAGAATAATCTCCGATAAAATTAGGGGTCGCCGCTGTAGTACGCCCCCCTCCTTTAGTAATTCCATTAATTTGAATAAGAAATTCTCCACTTGTATCTCCCCATCCAATAACTTCAGTAATATTAAGGGTTTGTCCTAAAGGAACAGTATAAGTAAGAACAGTAGTGTAAGTAGCAAAAGGAACTAAAGTTTCTGAATAAGAATTTATAGTGGTAGTGTATCCTGTTCCTCCACTACTATCATGCAAAATATTAGTATATAAAGCCCTATCAGTATCGACTAAGAGTCTACGTGTATTTCCAAAAGTATCTGTACCTAATAAACTTCTAGAATTAGTTCCAGGGGATTGTGACTCATCGTCCCCATCCTGAGGAGGAGTAGAAGGAAATTTAATTCCCATTTATTTTATTCTACCTTTCCGCTATTGGTAGTTGTTCTCTAAGTTCAGAGGTAGTGGCAGAAGAAAAACCACCTTGAGAGGATGCTTTTCCTCTCTTTTCAAATTCTATCATTCCCTCTCCAATACCAATCACTCTTACAGGAATAATTACAGAACCTAACTCTCCTACTTCTACATTTTCTTTTACTTCATTAATTGGTAAAGTAAAGCATAATTGTGGAATATTACTGGCTGTTTTTCTATAATGATCCATATTTGTGGTTCTCGCCATATATCATATCCTTTTCCCTATTAAATACAAATCAAAGGGGGTTGTTTATCGTGGTTATCCCCCGTCGATATTTATCGCATTTTAATATTATGCGATTCTTATCTACCCCACGTCAAACTATTATGTAAGCCAAGTAAACCCGTCCCATACAAAATGATGAACTGATCCGGCGGATAATGAAACTCCATTGACAGAAAGACTGCCAGTCCCTGTAAATTTATGCCCTACGGCTAAATCACGCCCAGGAGTAAGATTCGAAGGATTAGGCAGAGTGAGAGTAAGACTATCAGTTATTACTGTATTAATAGAGATAATATCAGCATTATCAACATTAGGAACTGAAATAACAGATGGACTTGAAAGAATCAAAGTAACATTTGACTCGGAAGTACCCGGTAATGCCTCTATAAAAGTAACGATTGCTCCTTCCGCATGAGTGACAGGAGTGGAACTAGCTACTCCTCTAATACAGCTTTGTAAAGAATGATCGGCAGCAAACGAATATTGAATAAATTCGCTGTCAATTTGACATATACCATGTTGTGGAAAATCACAGGTGCTACTCATAAGAACA